AAATCAGCTAGCGAACGGCGAAGTCGCGCTTTACACAGATGAGGACGGGAACAAGATCCATTTTCAGCGGGGCGGAAAGATTCTGATAAAGGCGTCAGCGGAAGTGAACGTTGAAAGCCCGAAGGCCACCGTGACGTGTACGGGCGAAGCAACGATCATCGCGGGCGGCGGAGTCACCTTGAAAGACGCGGCGGGATCGGCGGTGAAGGGAATCGTCCAGGGCGATTGCGTTTGCGCCTTCACCGGCAGTCCGCATCCCCAAACGTCGATCAAGATCAAAGGGAGCCTCTAGCCATGGCAATGACGGCGGCGAGTATGAAGGCGCGTATCCGGACGGCACAAGCCGCCATTGCGGCCCCGGCCAACAACGCGGGAGCGGCGGCGGCGTATTCGGACGCGATGCTGCAAGCCTTGTGTCAGGGGATCATCGATGAAATCAAAGCCGCCGCCGTGGTCACTGTGACCAACGTTTCGGGCGTGACGGTGGGCGGCGGCGTGTCCGGGCCGGGCACAGGGACGGTATCGGCATGAATGGAGACGCCCTACTCGTTTGGAATCCACAGCTTGGGATTGCCGATCTGGCGATTGCGAACGGCGATATCGTCACGGACGCCGGGTTGGAAACCGCCGTCCTCATCAGCCTGTTTACCGACCGGCGGGCATCCGCAGGGGACGCGTTGGCGGCGCCGCAAGACGATCCGCGTGGATGGTGGGGCGATATGTTTCCGGACGTTGAGGGGGACTACATCGGTTCGCGGCTGTGGCTTTTGGCGCGCGAGAAAAACGAGACGCCGGTTGCGACGCGCGCCGAAGAATACGCGGCGGAAGCTTTGCAATGGATGATCGAGGATCGTGTTGTTTCCGGTATCGGCGCGGTGGCGACGCAACCGGGAGACGGAATGCTGTTGCTGGAAATCAAGATCGACAGGCCCGGCAAACAACGCACCACGTTCAAATATGATTTGAATTGGGCCGCACAGGAAGCGCGGCGCATCGCATAGAGGCAATCCATGGCGTTTGCACGCCCCACGCTGCAAGACTTGATTACGCGGATCAGCGGAGATTTCCGCTCGCGCCTCACGCTGACCGGCGCCCTGCTTCGCCGGGCGTTTGTGTACGTGTGCGCCCGCGTCTACGCGGGCGTTGCGCACTTGATGCACGGCCACCTGGACTATATCAGCCGCCAGATTTTTACCGATTCGATGGACGATGAAAACGTTGTCCGCGAAGCGGATATGTACGGCTTGGCAAAAACGGTGGCGCAATTCGCAATCGGGCAAGTGACATTCACGGGAGTCGACGGGAGCGTGATTCCGAATCTCACGCCGCTGGTGCGTTCCGATGCAGTCCGCTATCTGACCGATGCGCTGGTGATGATAGTCGCGGGCGTGGCAACCGTTGGCGTCACTTGCGCCACGGCGGGCGAAATTGGAAACGGAGACGCGGGTACGGCGCTGTTGTTGGAATCGCCCATCGCCGGAGTCGTTGCGGAATCCACCGTGGGGGTGGACGGGCTGGCCCTTGGGGCCGATCAGGAATCAACGGACTCTCTACGCAGCCGGTTGCGGGATCGCAAGCGTTCCCAGCCGACCGGTGGAAGCAACGACGACTATTCGATTTGGGCGCGCGCCGTCTCCGGCGTGACGCGGGTATGGGTCTATCCACTTGAACTCGGGGCGGGCGCCGTCACAGTCCGATTTGTAACGGACAACGATCCAGGCGGGATCATTCCCGCCGGGCCGAAGGTGGCCGAAGTGCAAGCCTACATCGACGCGCGCCGCCCCGTCACGGCCACCGTAACGGTGCTCGCGCCCGTCGCCGCGCCGATCAACTACACCCTGCACGTCACGCCCGACACGGCGGAGATTCGCGCGGCCATCACGGCGGAACTGGACGATCTGCATACGCGCGATGCGATTCCAGGGGGAACCATTTACTTTTCCAGGATCAATGAGGCGATCAGCGGCGCCGAAGGGGAGTTCGACCACCTGGTTACCGTTCCCGCCGCCGATGTTCCCAACGCGACCGGCTTGATCGCAACCCGTGGCGTGGTGACGTTCATATGAACGCGGAAGCCTACACGCGGCAAGTGCTGCAACTGTTCCCCGACGGGCTGGCGTGGAGCGGGGAAGTCTTGCGGCAATTCGCGCAAGCCGTGGCGGATGAACTTGCCCGGATCGACGCGCGCGGCGCGAACCTGATCGACGAGCGCGACCCGCGAACGACCACGGAACTGTTGCCGGAGTGGGAAACGGAAACCGGCTTGCCCGATCCGTGCGTCGCGGATTGGGACGCGCTGACCCTTGACCAACGGCGCGGGGCGGTGGTGGGACGGGTGGTTTCGCAGAACGAGGAATCGCGGCCCTTCTATATCGAATTGGCCGCGGCGTTGGGCCACGCAATTTCCATCACGGAATACCTCCCCTTTCAAGTGGGCCGCTCTTGCGTTGGCGAGTCGTTGAGCAACGGGGCGTGGCAATACGCCTGGACGGTCAACAACCTGGACGCGGCATATTCCTTCCGCTTCCGCTCCGGATATGGGCGCTCAGGAATGCCGCTCGCGACGTGGCGCAACGACGATTTGGAATGCGCGTTGGCCGCGAAAGCCCCCGCGCACACGGTGCTGCTATTCAACTATCCGCTCTAGGGTTCACATGCACAGAACAGACGCCGCCGGAAACGTCGCGAACCAATTCACGGACGGCCCGCCTTCCGCAAACGCAACGCTTGTCGATGCGGCATGGTTGAATGACGTACAGGAAAACGTCTGCCAGGCCGTAGAGGGAGGCGGGATCGCGCTGATAAAGGGCACGGGGACGCAACTGCTTTCAGCGATCCGGCGCTTGGTCGGCTTGCCGGATACGGTCGATTGCGCGGCTGCCGTCGCGATGGACAAGGATACGGCGCGCGTGATCCTGGCGAATCCCGCCGCCGCGTATGCCCAGGCGCTCCCGACCGGCGCGACGATCAAGAAAGGCTATCTCCGGAAGTTGAAGAATCTTTCGACTGTGGCGGGCCGGATCGTGACGATGAACAGCAGCGGAGGCGATCTAGTGTGGGCCGTCTATCCCGGCAATGAAGGCGAGTTCATTGCGCTACAAGACAATCCCACGACGGGGGCACACTGGGCTGTTTCGGCCATCCTGCCGGATTTTGTCGATTGCGCCGCCGCAATCGCAATGGATATCACCACTCCGCGCACGATCCTCGCGACACCCGGCGCCGCGTATGCCCAGGCGCTCCCGACCGGCGCGGCGATCAAAGAAGGCTATCGGCGGAAGCTGAAGAATCTTTCGGCGGTGGCGGGCCGAAACGTGACGTTGAATAGCAGCGGCGGAAATCTGGTGTGGGTTGTCTGTCCGGGGAATGAATGTGAGTTCATCGCCCTTCAAGACAATCCAACGACCGGCGCGCATTGGACGATGCTCAATCGGGGTTGGCCAATCCATGCCCGCGTCCACAAGAGCGCAGATCAAACAGCAATCGCGGAAGGCACTCTTATCAAAGTCACATTCAATACCGTGGACTTTGATCCGGCGGGGATATTCAACGATGCTAACGACAGGTTCATTTTAAACCTTCCCGGAGTGTGGGAGCTTCGCGGCGGGCTTCAATTTTTACTGAGTGGGGCGGGGGCAGAAATTGTCCAAGGCGGATTTAAATTGAATGGTGCCGCCCTGGTGAGTGGAGATGGGCAACGAAGTGATATTGGAGCATCCAATAACACACGTTGGCGCATACCGGTCTTGGGCGAAGTGGTAGTTACCACCCCCAATATAGATTATGTGGAATTGAATGCGAGCTATAACGATGCGGGTGCTGTTGATGCGGGAATTATCCAAGCATTCTCGGATGCTACTCTGTTTTCAACCGCAGCAGCGACCTGGATGTCCGCAAAGTATCTTGGGCCACTCTAGTCTGATCGCCGCCGAAAACGCTTGCTTTTCCAGTCTTAGGCGCTACTCTCCCCGCGCACGCTGACTCAGGACAACCCCGTTCGGGATCGCGCGATGGGAAAAACTGTTCCGGATTGGCTCCGCAAATCCGCGCTGGCAATCCTGATCGGGATGACGCTTGGCGCGGGCGGAATGGGCGCCGCCGGAATTCAATACTACGGCGATCAGCGCGAACAACAGACGCTCAACGCCGCCGCCCGCGCGC